TATTGGCTAATGGTATTAAAGTTACAAAAGCTAATGATAATTCGGATAGTATGAATTTTAAACCTTCAAAAAAGATTTATGCTGATTATTATTTAGACGATAGAAGTTTTCCAGGATTCCCTGGTTGGAATATATTTATTGATTCTTTTAAAAAAGCTTATGGAGTAAATAAAAATGATTGATAATAATAAAATTTTTGCTACTGAGATGGGCGTCTATGCTTGTTCTCAGGGTTTATTTGGTCCTAATGAAGCTACGGAAAATGTTGGAGATTTCCAACTTGGTGATTGTAATAATGGACATGAAGATCCTGATTTAGATAAAGCCGAAGAATCTGAAGAAAAGAATGATGAATAAAAATATGATTAAACTGGGAATTTATTTTTCCCAGTTTTATATATTATATTACTAATAAGGTAGGAGGAATCTTATATGGAAATAAAACTCAAAATCAATGAAATCGAATCCATTTCAGAAGGAGGAGATTATTATTTAAAGGATCTGTATCTGGATCATATTCCAGAACTGTGGAAATTAAAACATCTTCCATTTTACAAAGTTGTTCTTAAATCTGGGCAAATTTGGTATGTTGGAATGTTCACTCGCAAAAAAGAATTCGGTGTAGTCGAATGTTCTCCAGCAATTATAAAACATTATAGTAGGAATAAACCGAAATCCTTCGGTCCTACAAGTATAACAATAAAATGCAATCGATTATATCATATGATTGCTAATAATTATGCATTAGTTTAAGTTTTAAAAAGAAGGGAGTGAATCCCTTCTTTTTTTAATTTTGCAGACCGGTAGGAATGTTATATATTATAATTGTGAATAAACCAATAATAAGGAGGATCATATGAGATATGATCTTAATGGCGACGGAAGCCAAAAGTTCCGTGGGTCAGACTGTAGTGATACAGCCTTAGTTTGGTCAGCTTGTGGTCCTGAGCTGAGAAAATCAACCTACTTCAAATCACTGAGTCCAGAACTTCAAGCTAAGCACTTGGAGGAAATCAGAAAGTTTGAAGCGACCCAGAAGCGGAAACGCTGAATGGGGGAGGGGAAGAGAAAATGTGGGGTCCTTCACCACCCACATATATTTTCCTTTTTTTATATATTATAAGTATGGAGGTAAAGTATTATGAAAATAAAACCATTAACTGTGAAACAACAGTTGAAAAAATTCTATAATGATTTAGGAAACGCTAAGCAAATTGTTATAGAAAATGATAAAAACTTATTTAAAAATAAAAAAGATCTTTCCTTTAAAACAAGGTTAGCTTATTCAAGCGAACCGACAGAATATGTTTCTACTAAAGGACACAAGATTCGTTTCTCTTATGTTTCTTGGAGAGATGAATGGTTTCAATCTACGGATAGAAACAATCTAAAATATTTCAACAACGAGCTTATTGAATCAGTAGGAGGAATATGTTTCGAATGTTGGAATAATAGGGATGATCTCTCAAATTATATTATAGCATTAAACAAAGATGTTTATGCTAAATTATCACAAGAGGATTTGGATCTAACATTTGCCCATGAACTTGGTCATTGTATACTAGAACATCTTTTACTCTTACATAATGAAGAGTTTAAAGAAAGAAGTATTAAGCGAGAAATAGATGCTGATACTATGGGATTCAATACTTTGAAAGTAAAAGGAAAATTTAAGAATGAGTCGTATAAAGATCCAAAATTATTAACTAATGAATATTTCACTAAAATATTTATTTTGAACTGGGGTTCATTAATTTATGGAAGTGAAAATATCAAAACTATTTCCAAAATTTGGAATGAATCTGAATCAACTACGGTTGAAAAACTTTTTGACCGATATTATGAAAGAGATATCGGAAATGGTTATGAAATACGAAAACGATATGAAAACTTTCAATCGTTTTTGAAAACATGTCAATAAAAGAAGCGGAGTGGGTGGGCTCCCTTTCTTTTTTTGTAAATTAATTGTTTTTTTGATATATTATATTTATAAGAGGTAAGCTATGAATAAGAAAATTAATATAAAACATGCATTTAAGGATGCTTATTATAAATATCCTGATAAATGTACAGAAACCATCAAATCAAATGATAGAAATCTATTTAAAGGAAAAGTTAAAAATGATTTCTATCAAAATTTAGCATGTTCTTCAGAAGATACCGGATTTGTATCTAATGAAGGACACAAAATCAAATACTCCTATTGTAGTTGGAGAGAAGCGTTCTTCAAATCGACAAATAGGAAAGATTTGAATTTCTTTGTTGATATGTATTGCACAACAGGTGCAATGTGCTTTACGATCTTCAATTATGGAACTAATGAGTATGATTATATCATTAGTTTAAATAGTGACAGTTATACCTACATTTCAGATAGGTTAACAATACTGTCCTATACTCATGAATTGGGTCATTGTTTGTTGGATCATCCTTCACATCATTTGGAGGATGATATTAGAAAACGGGATATTGCTAGAGAAATCGCTGCAGATAATGCTGGATTTATAGCAATGGTGGAAAATAATTTTTATGATCTAAATGAATATAAAGATCATGAATACTTAGTCGGATCTGAAGGATTCCGATTAAAACATGTTGGTAATTGTGGAATGATGATTTATGGTAAAAAAAACATGGATATTATTAGTAATGTTTATGAAATTTCATTACTGGATTGTCTCGAAGCAATTAGTAAAAGATTTTTAAAGTTATCTTCTTCTGAAAATGAAGAAGAAGATAAAGCTAGGGAAGAAAACTTCAAAAGTTTTCTATCAACAAATCTTTAAATAAAAAGAAAGGATTTATAATCCTTTCTTTTTTATATATTATTATAATGTAAAGAATTTGTATAAGTTCTTAATATTATATTTATAAAGGAGAAACCTTATATGAAATTTATTTTAGATCCAAAAACAAATAATTTTCAAATGAAGCTTGAGCCTGAAGAATTAGAATTGGCTAAAACTAATCCTGAAAGTTTTAAAGCTTTATTAGAACAACAAAATAAAACTAGGGAAGTTATAGCTAACAATCTTATCGAACAGATAAGAGAACAGAATGCTTATAGATTGAAATCTGAAAAAATCTCTGTTGATGAAAGAGATAAGGCTAGACAACAACAGTTAGAATTAGAACGTATAAATCTTGAAAAATCTAAATCTGCTTGGGATAGAATTATTTATGGAGGAGAAGTCATTTTAGATAAAGTTCTCCCAGATCAATCTAATTAATTTCTAAAAAACATTAAAAAAGAAAGATATATTAATAATATCTTTCTTTTTTTTCTTTATATATTTAAATATTGGAAAACAATATTGTGTAATATATAGGAGAATTTATGACTTTACTTGATGAATATAAACAGAAAGTATTTGAAACTCTTAAAACGACTTATAATGGAAAAATTGATGAAAAATGGTTGATGTCGTACGTCAATAATCTAGTTGATTCGAAAACAAAGAATAAGAAACTTGTAGCTCATTGTAGAAATCTTTATAAATATCAATTAAAAATAGAAAGAGATCCTAATGAAATTCCAAATGAAATTGAAAAAGATAAGTTAAATATTCTTGCAAATGGAACATTAACAGAAAATTGGAACCCAGCAAGTTATTATATTATCACAGACTGGATGGATTCTCGATCTGTATTTAAGAAGAAAATGCTCGAAGCTAAGAATGCTGGTAATATGGACGATTATCGCGAATATAATAATAAACAGAATAAGGTAAAAGCAAATACAAACTCAATCTATGGAGCTTCAACAATGGTTAAAACTCCAGCATTTGTATCAAATGTCGATATGGGTGGAGCTATTACAGCCCAAGCTCGAAACTTTATTTCTGAACAAGTATTTACAATTGAACGATTCTTAGCAGGTAATTTTACATTTGAAAATGTAAATGAAATAATGACTTGGTTAAATCAAATTTTCAAAATTAAAGAGCCATTATTTACACCAGAAACATTATCAATTATTGATTATATTCCTACACCTGATGATTGTAGAACTAGATTTATATTAATAACTAAAGATGTTATTGGCATTAGAAAGAGTTTAAATAAATTTTCTCAGTCTACGTTTACAATGTTTGAACTCATGCCTGATTGGAAACGTATTGCATTCTTCTATGCTAATAATCCTATTGAATTTATTAGAAGAAATAAAAAGGTTTATGATCTTGTTAATAATCTTATTGAAAATGGTATTGAGTTCATTAATCCTTATGAAATTCCAGAAGGAATGAAATCTGACTTAGAACAACTTACAGATTATATGAAAATATTTACTTTTGCAACCGTTATTAATTATAATCGTGTTGAAAAGTATAAGACTCGTAAACGAAAGTGTTGTGTTGTTGGAGATACGGATTCTACAATGCCATCACTTTATGAAATAGTTTTGAATACATTGAAAATATATGGTAAAGAAAATCTTATGAATGATATGAATGTACAGATTAGAATGACAATGGTATTTGTATCTTTGGTAACAACATTACTTGATGAGTGTTGCCATAATTATGTAGAATGTTGTAATTCATTCCATCCTGATGATAAATTCTTTATGTATATGAAAAATGAATTCTTCTTCCCAATCATTTTGTTATTCCCAGTAAAGAAAAATTACATAGGAATACAAACTATTCAGGAAGGAAAAATGATTCCAGAAGAAGCACAATTAGCGATTACAGGTCGTGCATTAGGTTCATCTGGATTAAATGAATATGTGTCTACACATATTATCGATCTTCTTCAAAATATGGTACTTAAAGCTGATAAGTATGATCCTGTAAATATTCTTCATGGTGTCCATGAAATTGAAGATCATATTGAAAAGTCAATATTGGAAGGAGATAAATCATTTGGTATTTTTACAAGATATAATGGTATTAATAATATCAAAGATCCTGTAAGAACTATAGCTGCTAGAGCAAGTGTTATTTGGAATTTTATTTATCCTGACGATTATATTGTTCCAGGAGATGCTGTTTATATGTTTGATACAAATCTTATAACTGAAGCAGATCTTGAACGTATGGATCCAAAGTATAATGATATTAAA